TTACCTTTCAAGGGATAATCCGACTTTACAGGTAATAGCTGAGCGACTTCCGATTGATAAGTTCCATCACTGACGAGGCAGTGGATACTCCTCACTACTACGTATAAGATTCCCGCTTACATCAATCATCCACCTTTGGCAATCAATGGTCGTGGGCCAATGTCCTCCATTGCAAGATTCACAGAGCGGCGGATAACTCGTTGATGTCGCTACAAAATTACCCCAGTTGTTTGGTGTTGCAGTACCCATACCTCTCTCCGTTGATGATGATAGTACCGGCGAAGTGGTTCATCATGCTGTTGCCTGCTCCAAGTAGGAGCCTTCCAAGCACGAGGTCGGCCCGGCATTGAGTATAACCTGCGCCCATTGGACTTTGAACACACCCCCAGTAGCTCCTACCTGTAGAATAATCTCCTCAGAGAAATTCGGATTTAGCCCGGTGGTCGACAGTACCACATCGGCAGCATCAAAGGCAGTCTTTAATTCAAAGATTTGGGCAATATCTGTAGTTGATGTCCGCCTGATCCTTCGCCGTACTCTTGTAGTTGTGCCTGTATGTACCAGGCGATATTTCATGTCGGCGGTTGCATTAGTAAGGCCAAAAAATAGGAGTCTTATCGTGTACTGAGTGTTTGCTACCGTGTTGAATTGTAGGACTGTATCATCCACGAGGGTAGCAGTATTATTGGTCTGGTCGGCAGTCTTGATCTTAGTTGTCCAAGCTCCCCCACCGCCACCGCCTGCTGCCCACTTGACCCCGTTAGCAAGGGTGGAGTCTGCTGTGAGCACCTGGGTGTCTGCCCCGACAGCTACCCGCTGGAGAGTTATACCATCGCTTACTAAGAGAGCGCCCTTGGTAGTGAGTGGCGTTTGGGCCTCGACTAGTTGACCTGTATGATCTGCTCCACTTAGAGTGTGAACCTGAGCATGGTGCGGGTTTGGCAATACGTCGTGATCGGCTTGAACAAAAGCAGTGTGATGACCCAGTGGGGTGAACCCACCATGTTCACTATCTCTGGTGATCGCCGCAGGTATGTCTGCGTCCACCAGGGCACGGAAGGTGGGATCCGCCGCCACTCCTGAAGCTGGCCCGGCTAAAATAACGTTGGCTAACTGTGTATCAAGCGTAAGCTGTTGACCTGTAATCCCCAGCAATATATCAGCATCTACGGCCAACGTGATGAGGTCATGGTGTCCTAGAGGGGAGAATCCTCCATGCTCAGAGTCCCTAGTAATCCCAGCAGTAATCTGAGCATCAGGAACGGTCCCGCCAGCATCCAGGCTGGCATAGCCATTCGCCACACCCTTGTTAGCTTGCCTCTCCAAAGTCTGAGTAGCAGGTATCGCCTGGTTATCACGAACCTTGACATCTGCAAGGTTGACCCATATCTCCCCGACGCTCGGAGTTACGGGGTCGGTTTTGCGTGGCGCACGAAGCTCACTGGACGGGTCAAGGACGTTAGGAATATCGCCACCACCTGCTGTATGTGCTGAAGCATGGAGTTGAGCGTGGTCGTTAACATTAGAGTGATGGTCGCTGGCTCCTATACCTGTATGGGAAGCGTGAGTATGGCTCTGGGCGTGGTCGTTGACATTAGAATGATGATCGGTAGCCCCGATCCCTGTGAGATCACTATGGGACAGCACTCGTGATTTCCAGATTAAGCTTGCGTTCACAAACCATTCAGTATTTGTTGATTGAACATAAGCACAATCCCCAGGAGTTAATAATCCTGTAGGAATTGAATTTCGATCTGAGTCAATATCACAGTGGTAATATCTTCTGTGCATACTGCCCATTTCGGGGCTGAAACTAATAACTGTAAAGGCCATAATTTAGTTTAACGCCTCAAAGATTACCACTGATCCCGTAATTGTATCACTTGCGGCTACTCCCACTGCCCATTGCGCCGTAACATTAACTTTCTGGGTTAGTGTTGTATCAATTGTTGATACTGCTGAATTTTCCATATCCCAATCAACAAAATCGGTAACCGAGACCGCATGAAGGAAATGTCCTTGTGCAAATACTGTTCCAGTAGCCCCTGTTGTTCGACAAACTATCAAACCTTCTACATCAAAAAGCCTGTTAGAAAGACTGCCACTAGGAACCTGGGCAGCCGTATCGAGAACTGTTACAACAACATCACTTGAATTAGTTAAGTTAACTCTGATTCTTAAACTAATAGGAACAGCTTGTGTTCCGTAGACCCCCATTACCCTTACACGAATCGTTTTTCCTGCAACAAAAAAATCTGCTGGGAGTGTCTGATTACCTAAGCCTGTCCCGACAATCGAAGTCTCTGTAGTTGTATTTGTTACTGTTGCTGAAGCTGTAGCAACAAAGAAATTTTTAAGCCTTATCTCCCAATATTTACTTGCAGAATTATAGGCCCATATTGCACCGTCAAGGACCGTGCTGGCAAATGACCCCCTTACCCACCATCCCCCTAATTTGTCCCAAAAGATTCCCATTAGGCATAAATCTTCACAGAATTTGGAGGGAGGATTCTATAAGGACGGGGCCGATGTAAAACATTCTCGGCCCAAATTCGAGCAGCCTGGGCATAGTTATCTGATAAAGTTTTTCCAGCATGGCCGCTCAATAATTCTGCAAGAGCATAAGCCTCAACCCAATCCGCACGAACAGGGATAGCCGTTGTTTCGACTGAAACTTCAGCTATGGCAGCTAATCCTCTTAATCTTATAGGTGTCCCATCGTAGGGAAGGATTTTTAGGAGGATGAAATCTCCACCAACACGCCGATAGCCCCATCCAGAGGGAGGTAATTCAACCCATTTTGTTGATGCTGGAAAAATTGCAAAGCTAAAATCGGATCCACTAACAGCAGTATAAACATTGGAAGCATCCCCTGTTCCTGCTGTGCCATCACCATAAGTATTTCCTGTGTCTTCCGCCCAACGGAAGTAGTTTGTTGCGCTTACGGCTGCACTTCTCCTTAATACCATGTGATATTGTGTATTGGCAGCTAGATAAATTGGGGGGTTGAATCGAAATACAACATACTTAAGTCTCTCGTCAAGAGTTGACCCTGTTAGAGTATCCGAAGTACCATCTGTAACAGTTGTCCCGCTAGGCACTCCTGACGAATCAGTCATTACGTCTAAAATTAGGTTATCAGTTATAGTTCCGACTAGATTTAATGCCAGGGAGAACCACTCATACCATCCCGCTTGGTCAACCTGGAACCCTTGCCAGAGACGTGTTCTGGCAGCTACATCTCCCATGTTTCTATAAGTATCGAAATAGGACATAGGAGAGGAGACACTGGGAGCACTATCTAAGTAATCAATTGCATAGAGGTAGTTAAACCCAGTGGGCATAGGGTATTCGTGGCGGGGGACACCATAGGTATCGGCAGGTGTACCTACCCTTTCGACGCCGAAAGGTACTGAATCTGTATCGGTAAAATAAACATCTGCTAAGGCGTCTATAGCCGAGTTGATAGCCCCGTCATAATCGGCTTTGTAAAACCCTCTGCCAGCGAGTTTGTGTATTTCATAAGTGCTTGCGCTATCGGGGGCTGTCCACGTTGGGACGGTGATTGTTACTGTACCGCCAGCGGTTGTGGATGCTGTTGCAATACGACTCTGAACTGATCCTGTTCCAGTGATTATGCTTACTTCAGCCCCAGCATAATAACCTGCGGGTTTGCTACTGGGATCACCTGTCTCGGTCATAGTCGTTGTCGTCCCACCAGAAGCAGTACCCTCTTCAAGATCACTTATTCGGCGGGATATACGTTGCCGTAATTGAAGTAAAGTTCGGCTAATTGTTGGTGCTGCCATTTTTTTCTCTTTTTATGCTTCTATAAGTCTTTGGGGAGGATAAGAGAGGAGGCAATCTCTACATCCTCCCCAGGATACGGATGGAGGGGGTAAGTTTTCATCCGCTTACTTTCTGCGGAAAATAAGTTTAGTATCGCTTAGACTTCTCTGGTAATTATACATTTTAATATTTTATGGTGCTGAGGAACGACGCCTTCCACGTACCTTGTGCATCATCCTCGACACCGTCCCTGCTGTAACCCCCGTTCCAGGACGCACAGCAAGAGGTAGGTATCGACGCCCAATCTCCTCGGCGGCGTCTGCTCCACGATCTGGGCCAGCAGATCCTATAGGCCCTGAGCGGGTAGGTCCTGGGGGATGTGGTCTCGGTATCGGTGCTCGTGGTCTCGGTGGAGATGGGTTTTTCTTATTTTTCCCAATGGGTGGTATTGGACCGGGTCTTATTGGCAATTGATTCTCCTGAATTATTACTTAATATCTACTTAAAGAAGCCTACGGGTTTTTGCTCTACGTGGGCGTCGCCCACCAATTATATGCTCACCAGACTCCCCGCCTTCATCTGGAGGTGGCTGTGGTACTGGCGGTGCTGGTCTACGTGGTCGTGGTATGGGTATTGGTGCTCGTGGGGGTCTTGGTGGAGCAACCTTTCCACGCCCTAATGTTGGGATTCTACCTGGTCTTATTGGCATATTTAGCCTCTTTTTTTACTCGTTGTTTTACTTAGAGCTTTAGCAGCAGCTATCCCTTTTGGAGTGTAGGGAAATTTCTTTCCTTTGACAATTGGCTAAAACTCCTATTTATACTTCTCGAACTTTCCCCCAATTATTTGGATTGGCAGCCATATATTCAAAAACCCCTGGGCTTGCAGTACCGTCTTTATACTCCCCAAGGTATGTTGCCCAAGGCTGTGTGGCAAGTATGGCTAAAATACTAGGGGGAAAATCTGCTTGAATAATTGCTTTTGTTCTGTCGTTACTGAGACGATAGTGGATATTACGATGGGCAGACTCCCATTGGAGATCACGACGGGTTGTAAAATTACGGAATCGAGATTCTGTCAGGGCTAAGATATTTACTAACCAGTATTGATTTGACATAAATTAAACCCTTGCAAGGTCTACCGCACGAGATATATCACTCGAAGTTAGATCGTCAGAAAAGAAGGCTGCTAAAGCTATCACACCCTTACCAAAAGATTGGACTACAGCACTTCTATTAACTCCAACCCTTGTAGCGGAAGCAGCTTGCCCACCGTCATCTAAAACGTGATCGGTACGACTTGTATTTACTGTTTTGTTTAGGTACACCGTAACATCATCGTTTCCAACTTTGGTTAGCGTTCCAAGATACCAGGTATCCGCAACGAGGCTTAGTGTGTTAGTTGTTTGTCGTCTTACTAAATTCCCTGTTTTATCAATTCTCCATGCTAACTCTGCGCTGTTATGGTAAAAGTAGGCGTTTACCGCTGCGTCCCCAGTCTGTATTGCTGTTAGAGTTCCAAAGGTTAGTGCATCGGTTAGATTAAACAAACACATCATTGTAAAATCTGTAACAGCAGTATAGTCGAAGGCAGCCTTTGAGTTAGACACATCATCATTAACGCCGTCAAAAGAATAACCCATTTTACCACCTTTGAAGGTGGCAATAGTGGCCCCTGTGATTGTTCCATCCAGCCGTGCTCGGCCCTTATCAAAAGCAACTAACCCTTGAGTTTCTCGGAAGGTATAAAGTGTTTCGAGAGACTTAAAACTCTTTAGATACCTTTCAAGGTCTAAAGTAGGATAGAGCAAAGCTCTACGTGCTACGACCAATCCACTCATATACTAATCCTGTAAAACTACAAAGGATATTTGTAAATCATCAACAGCAGCATAAGTCCCTGCACCACGATTAACTAGCTGGACTGTAACCCTCTGATCTATTAAATCTGCAAAAGCAATGCCAACATTAGGGACACAGGCAACAGCGTTATCACTGAGATCAAAATAATCAGAGGCAGCAATCTTCTTTGCGCCGATAAATAACCTTTTTTCACTATCTGTTAGATCAAATACAGCATTGTCAGCAGACTGTGTTATTCCAGATCGGAAAAACAGCACATCAATCTCATCATCTTCTAGGTCCATATCGGTTAGAAGAATTGTTTGTATAATCCCACTCGTACACCCAAAGTCCACTGTGAAGGGGGTCCCCATAGCGTCCTTTGCTGTATAAGCAGGCGTGGTGCTTATAGCAGGAGTAATCCAGGGTGTTTGGAAAGTTCTTCCGCCTACTGTAACAGGAGTTTTTACTTTTAGAGCCATAATTTTCTCCTAGTTATGGTAGTTATACCCACTGTGGGAGCCACTCGAATGACTATTCTTTTCCTGCGTTTTTAGTGTTCCTGTTACAAGCCCTAGTTTAATCTGGTGGTATTTACGATGGGCTGAACTACAGTAAACTTTCCCCTGAAAGTGTTCTACGTAGCTACTAGGTTTTGTGTTACAGTATGCACAATTACCAGGGGAAAAAGCTGTATAATCTCCTGTGGGCTTCCAGATGTATCCTGCATTGGATTCTCCCGAAGCACAGTTTCTCTCCTCTGTAGTCCTAGTATCACCTCTGTTATCGTAAACATTATCCTTTTTCTCGTTGTAAATACGATGTTCAGGGGAACAGAACACATTACCACGAGCATATTCGACATAGTCAACAGTTGACTCACCACAGTAGGTACACGTTGCCATTATAAACTTACCTCTTCCCAGAGTGATCCTTCAATAACAAGTGGGGTAGTCCCGGCAGCAGCTATACCCTGTAGGGTTAGTGCGCCGCCTGGGGCGATACAGATTGCTCCGTCCACGTAGTCAACAAGGGCTTTTAGGCCAATACCAGCCGTAGTTGCCAAGGAAGCATCCAAATTAAATGCTGGGCGAATCCCAACAGGAGCAACAGGAAGGGTTGAGGTTGTAAAAGCAAGCCCCTGGCCGTCGGCTCTAGCCCCACCGAGTAACATATTATTTACGGTGATTGCTGTCCCAGTTACAGCAGCAGCAACGGGGTTCACATTAGCAGCCCAGACAATAACACCTGCGCCTAGAGTTCCAGAGACATATCCATAAGACCCCTGGATTACAACCAATGCTACCCCACTGCCTGCGGGATTAGCAAGAGTAAAAGGCCCTGTAGTTCCCAAAGCAGTCCCAGGGGCAACACCAGCAGCAGCAGTCTCCCCGCCAAATACTCTACCCGCAAGGGTAGCCTCTCTCCACATAGGGCCGACTAGCTCCCCATAACGAGAGAGGGAAAAATCCTGAGAGGATCCCCTGACCTTTGCGCCGAGGGGTCCAACTGTACCTTTTTGATCCATTTCTCTCCTTTTTTTCCTGGATATACCACCAGGAATTTTAGTTGCTATTTATCTCTTCTAAGTGGGCGAGCATCTCGCCAAGTTTTTGATCTATATTTTTCAATAAATCCAAAATCCGAGTATCATCAATATAAGTGATTGATGCAGGTGAAAGAATAACCTTTCCTTCCTGATCCAGACGAAGGTGAACTGGAAGACCATCTTCAGTTCGTCCAATTACTTCTTCCCTGTGAAAAAGCTCACCTATGCGTTCTCCGTAGACTCTAACAACAGGTTGATTCGTGGCTGTATCCCGCCCAAGAATTAGAGATCGAAGTAGTGTAGTAAATTTTTGAATAGGCGGTATTCCCATAATTTATTCCTTTGCTAAGGGATTTCGAGGGAAATGAAACACACGAAAACCCTTCTGTAGATTTTTATGCTTATCTAAACCCTCAAGTGAGCCGTTTCGTCCAACCTCTGTCCAGAAGTTTTTGATCCCATTAGCACCAATAATAGTCGTTATTCGTGGCGGAGATTCACCATTTTCGAGAGCCCGCCGTCTAGCCTCTGCAATGTGTTTTGGTAAAATGAAAGAAGGCATTTAAGTATTCGTATCTACTTCAGCAGCCAGTTTACGAGCCCGCTCCTGAAGTAAAACACACCGTTCACAATTAAGATCATAATTCCCTAGCCTACCTTTGGTAGTACACTCATAGGTATGTGGAATAGTTATTGTAAGCCCAACATCATTTCGTAGGATATTAGTCTTTTTCTTTTTATTACTCATAGTATTCTCAACAACAAGTTTTGTTAGCGCAGCAACCTGCTCCCGTAATACAGCAACTTCTCCTTCTCTAGTATCCGTTGAAACAACCATTTCACCACGTAGGCGACGCTGGGCAAAATCTGGGATAACAATATCAGCGATCATCTGATGGTAGCCCCTAATATGGGCAAAACGATAAAGCTCACTTGAAGCGATCCAGGGGCATAGACTACCATCTTCCATAATTGTATTACAAGGAAATTTAGCTTCTATAGCCTTCTGCGTAGGCCGAATTGTAAACCCTCTACCTAAAAACACTGACATTTGTGATCTAGGGATATTACTTGGGACTGCTCCTTGATTAAATTCCTTTGGCCCATACATTACTACTATCTCATCAGTAGTTGTAAAGGCTTTAGCTCTATAACCTCCACCTAATCCCTGTGCGCCTTCAGGCCAGGGTATTTTAAGATTTGCCCTCTCGGCCGCAAAGTGCTCAACATTTGCAATTTCGATAACCGTGCCTTCATCATCTAGGGTTTCCCACCCCTCTGCATCTATATTTTTATTAACCATAGATTTGTCCTCCTTATCCGTCCTTCTTAGTTAATGGATTATTAGGAAAATGAAATACTGCTGTTCCACGCTTTCCCCTGTAGTACCTATCCAATGCCTCCCCAACATCCCTTTTTGGATCAGCTTTCCACTTTCTATCAGGATCCAATTTTGGATCGGGTTTTTCTTTTAATCTTTTGGCCTTATCCTTCAAATCCTCATAATACTCGCCGCCGCCAACCACGATTACTGGCCTATTACGATCCGAGCTATCCATAACAGTAATAGGTTTTGTGTCCTTCTTGGCCCTCTCCTGCTCATATTGGTAGCCTGGATCATTAGCCAATTTCTCCTCCTTGACCATCTGCTTAATTTCCTCTAACCGTTTTCGTTGTATACTTTCGACAACGTGGGTAGGAAGAATTAGTGTCCCAGGAGGAAGAATGTTTATATAAGGCATTTTTGGACCCTAACCATTTGGATTTTCAACTCTCCCCAAGTTTCGAGAGGTTCGAGAAATTCTACTGACCAGATGTTGCGATCAAGGGAATCGACTAATTTTTGACACCCAACTGGACGGTCAATCTCTGGGTAGTAATCATCAAGCACAAACACAGTGTTATCGTGAGCTAATCTTTGAAGGTTTTCCCAATCGGATTCGATAGTCTCCCAGGAATGGCCGCCATCTATATAAATAAAATCATAAGTATTTGTGTCGGGAGTATTGGGAATTGTCTCTTTAGTATCCCCCTCAACTAAGATAACCTCAGCATCATAGGGTAATAATCTCTTAGCAGCTTCACCAATACTCATAGGCTGTTTCGAGAACTCTGAGGTTATTTCAAAAGGGCTGAGTGGACGAAAATAATCGTAACCCCTGTAAATAATATCAGTACCATTTTCCAGCGCAGCCGTAATCATCACTTCAGCACGTTCACAAGTGCCAGTACCAACTTCTAGTAATTTTGTTGCTTTAATTTCTCGTATAATTGCAGGAATGTTATCATATCGGCAAACTATTGCATTTTTACAAATATTACGCAATACTTCGTAAACTTGCCCTGCATAAACTTGTTTGGTTAAATGCTGTACTCGATTTCTCCGCTCCATAACTGGAGAAACAAATTCTTTCAAACACATGGATAGCTCCTCAATCGAGTTATAAATACTCTCTGGAGGAAGATAGTCTAGTGCGTAGCCATACGGTGGGGATAACACAGGAACACCACAAGCAAGAGCTTCAATTAGTGGCAGAGGACCACCTTCAACAAATCCCGTGCATAGCAATAGGTCAATGCCATGATAGAAGTTATAATTTGAGTCTACTGATTTAATATTTTCTACGCTAACACCTAAATTTGAGACATAAGGAATTACACCGTCCCAGTTTTTCCCAAGTATTACAAAATGAAAGGGATCAAGATTATAGTTCCAGGCAAGCTCAGCAAGCAACCAAGAGCGTTTACGGCCATTGGGTTGCTCCGTCCCAACTATCCCCACTTTTATCTTCCTGGGGATATATCCCTCTACATCTGGAGTGATTATACTAACTGAATTTTGAATCCCATTCTGACGAAGGGTATGAATACCGTGCTTTGACATAGCAAAAATATGATCAGCTTTTGCTGCTGCTAATTTCAATTTTCCCTCCACTCCTGGGTTTACATGGGTGAATAGTATAATATCGAGATTATTCTTAGGAGAATCCACGAGAATATGCCAAGGAATGTGTATATTAACATCTGCATCAGGATCGGGGATTTCGCTAATGGTTAAATCAACCCATCCTGGCCTATATTCCACTAGGGGGCGAACTATCCTTAGCATGGCCTCTGAATGATACATCTCAACTATATTTACTTTCATATTGCCTCCATAGTTGATTAAATTTTTTTGTAGTCAATCCTTTCGAGCATTTTTATGACTCTATTAGGATAGGAGTGCTCTTGGACGGCAAGATTACCCTTTTTAGCCACCTCTTGCCAACGACCACTATTCAAAGCCTCTAGGACTACTTTTTCTAGTTCACCGATATTTGAAAACCCCAGATAGTGTGTGCCCTCAACAAAACCCAATTCATCTAAAAATGGGATTCTATTAGTTACTACACAACACCCCATTGCCATTCCTTCAAAAAGCCTCATTGGTATATCAAAAGAACTAGACCAATTATAGGCAATTTTTGATTTATTATATGGACGGGAATAATCGTCAAAAACTAGCCCCGATGCTATAAAACTCTCTAGTCCCAGATTATCTAAACATTTCAGCCCTGCACGGCGGTTCTCATACCCTGCCCCCGTCATCCCAATAAAACATACATCTATTGGCCGACTTAGATTATTTATATTATTAAAACAAGGGTGTAGATCGGAGTCGTAGGCAAGTGGGATCCAAGATGTCCCAGGTATTTTCTGTGCCGAGAATTTGTAATCATATTCTCGTAAGTAAAACTTTGCATCAACTACATGGGGGTCTGTGCAGTATATCACTGCGGGCCCATCTCCAAGCTTCCCTCTGAGTCGAAATTTATTATCAAAACTCCATACCTGATCTACTTGGGAAACATCTGTAAGAAAATTTGTCCGCCAAACAGGTGAGCCTCTTGGAATCTCAATATCAGGAATATCGTCGTATTCAGGATGAGAATATCTACCCTTCCACCTGGGGCCAATAGTAAGCACTTCAATCCCCAATCTTCTCATTGCTCTAACATACATACGAGCAACTGAGACAGGGTGGTGGTCATAGCCTACTAGAAACTTCACTATACTCTCCTTCAACTACCCCTTCGGGAAGAAGTCCTAGTTTATCACCATTAACTAATTGGAATAATATCTCTTGAGCACGAATCCTCCAATTTCTATCAGCAATATCAGGTGGGTTTATCAGTAGTGAAATTGCGGGTTCATAACCATTATTTGCGTGTTCAGCCAACCAGTCAGGGTGTACTCCAATACCCTTTGCTAAATCACAAGCCTTTTCAGGAATTTGTAGAATCTCAAGGGCATCCAGGGCTGGTTTGTACCCATCATCGGCCCAGGCCCGTAAGACCAGGGGCGGAGCATAGCCACCTAGAAGTGGATGAAATACAAACTTATCATCAAAACCCATTCCTTCTCCTACTAGCTGTAGAATTTCAGGGCGGCGGAGTAGGTTATGAATACTACCAATATCAAAAGCCCAACAAAGGCCGTTGTGGTCAGTACGTACAAAAACCTGAACAACATCTGCAAGGTAAACAGTCCAGTTTGAAAAAATACCCACAAAACCTTTATCTTTCGTTTGCCTAAATTTTTCTCTCCCCAATCTATCTGAAGCTTCTTCCCGAAGCTGTGTCCAGATTTTCTTGGGGATTATCATATAGCCTCCATGCTTATTTCCCAAAGCATCTGAGGAAAATCTGCTTATTATCCCCAATAAGTTATTTAGTAAAACTAACTCGGTTGTCCCGTCTCCGTGATTGATCTGAAGCCGTATTTCTCCGCCGTAAGTGTACTCTAAGTCTAGTAAATCCTCTTTAGTAAATCTCTGTATGAATTTCTTGTGATCGTGAGGCATTGTAATCGTTAACCTCCTTCCACACAAAATCCTGAAATCCTTTAAGACCTATAGGTTTTACCTGCCTATGGCTACAAACGACTGACATATCTCCCCAGATGTCGAAACCTAACTTCTTGGCATTTCTGTAAAAAACTAAATCGCCGTTCAAATGCGGCTCATCAATTAAATAAGGAGGACTCATTGCCTCGATCACATCTCGGCGGATCATCACACATCCAAATCCAGAGGCGTCTATTTCTATAATCCCTCCAGTCATTGGTAGACTTCCGTCCTCTTTAGCCAGTAGGAAAGGATCATCAATAAGAGGAGCTTTAGAATTAGATAAAAACTCGGCTACAATAGGTATAAAAGGATTTGGTGAGTAGTTATCCTCACAGAATTCTCCAATTTTATACCCTTGGCGATCCTCTACACCATTCCCGATATTCTTATAAAACATCGGATGGTGGATCCCAGCCTCATTTCGCTTAAAATATAAACCACAAACGATCGGCTTATCACGGGAGGCGAGTACATAAGGAGCATCGGCGGGATGGCTAACATCCTGGTCTATTATGAACAAATAATCCGCCGTGCTTTTGTTAAGGAAATAATGCATTATATAGTTTCTATTAGCATCTACTCTACAGGATGTTCTCTGAATATAACTAGACACAGGGTCTTGTATCCCTCTGGAAATCATGGAAGCCTGCAAACTCAAAACATTTGCAAGCGCACTTTCCAGAACAACATCCCCAGTATATAGTCCTAGTAGAATCTTCACGGAGCCTCCAGAGTTTTTTTAGCGGGGAGTAGTTGTTTATTCCACTCCCCCGCTATTTAGACATTTCCATTAACGCAGTGAATCACCTGCGCCCAAGTACCAAGAGCGACTGTTCCAGCCTCACTATATCTGCACACTGCCCAATCGTTAGCTGCAAAGGTATAGTTAGTGCCGATGGTCGCCCCAGTATATGCTACCCACGTACCCGAACGTAGGCCAGCGTTGGCAGTACCACTCCCAGTGGTCGCACCATCCATAACTCTCACCCGTGCATGGGTAGTTGAAGTATTGGTGGTCATAGCTGTCTGGAAAATCCAGAAGGCATCCAACATAGTGTGAATAGATGGGAATTTACAAACAGGGACAGCGGTTGTAGCCGAAAGATCGCTATGAAGAGCGAGAATTTTCGGGTCCAGCCCAGAGCTTATTCCAGGCATTTTAACTCCTATTTTTTTGTTAAATTTTACACAGAGGGTGTGCTGGCATCGGCAAATAGCTCAAAAGCCCATGAGCCGTCATACATACCCTGGCCGACAGTACCAACATAGTTCAACTCGACTCCACGAAGGGACTCATCTCTCTGAACACGAGTTGACGGAGATTCGTACTGTACAGCAACAATAGCTTCCTTTGAGAACATCCCACCCTTTGATGCTGAGCTTGCGATAGCAATGTTTCTATCAGTAAAAACATCAACACCAGCAAGTTTACCTACCCAGAAATTCTCAATAATCCTCTCTGAAAGCCCTGCAACACTAGAGCCGTAGGTTCTAGCAATCGAAGGGGTTCCAGTGGTATTCACCCAACGGCCGCTAACGGAAACGGCAGCCAAATCCTGAGCAATTGCGTAGTAGGAGAATGGATGTAGAACACAGGAAAGCGGGCCCTCAACGGGACGTGAAGCAGCAGCTAATCTCGTTGCAGCAGCCTGTAGACGGCCTATAACGAGGGTAGTCGTAGCCCCACCAAGGGATACGGTGGCTGAGTCCATAACAGCCGTAAGGTCAACATCCCATGAGTTTACAAAAGCATTTGCTAAGGCTTTCCCCAGCATCCGCATTATATCCTCACGGATGGCGTTCTTTGACAAATCCGTAAAGAACACCTGCCCGCCCTTTTCAGCAACGGTTACAGCAAAGTTACTATCAGTAACACTCTGAGCCTGAGCAAGATCAACACCCTGAGTTAAGCTCAGAACACTAACAGCAGACCAGGTAGGTTTGTTGTAGGTAATACCTGAACCTTTACCGAGAGTTACAACAGAAACACGCTGCTTCATTAACCCTTCCTGTAATAGAGTAAGGGCAGCCTCAGCGATAAACTTCGGTAGAGTATCATCAAGGCTTGAAGTAGTAATTATAGCCAATTGAAGCTCCTTTTTGCCTCCATAATTTTTTGTTAAATTAGACCACGCAGTTTAGCGTATTGATTCCACTCGGCGGGAGTCAGATCATCCCCATCGCCGTTATTGTACTTGAATAACTTCTGTTCAAAAAAATCAACTGTATTAGGAGAGTATGTCTTTGCAGGGGCTTTTGGTAGACGATCTACCCCTGATGTTGATCGTTCACTTGAAATCTTGTTTTGGTTCATTTTCTTTAGCTGAGCGGCGTACCTCGGCATTAGTCTAGGATCACCCAAACTAAGAAAATCTTTAGCCATATCTTCGATTTCTGCAATAGTGCTGTCCCGCCCTAGTACATCAACCGCATTTCGGATGGCTTCAAGGGTCATAGTCTGTTCCATAATTGTGGGATAGGCTTTTTGATAAGCGGCTCCCAAGGACATGAACTGCTTCGCCTGATTCAAAGCTGTCGGGTTAATAGCTGGAGGTTTTACATCGCTTTTATTATCTCCTTGGACGACCTCTTGTGGAGGTTCGAGAGAGGATAACAAATCTGCAAAATCATCAGCCTCTTGCTGACGCTTCGCACTTATAAACTCATTAAATTGCGGGATGTAAGGGACATAAGGCTCAACTACACTCCACTTATCATTAAGCTCTGTGTATAAGCTTTTGTAATCAACCTTTTCCTCATCATCAGGAACAATAGGCTGAGCGTCGAGAACGGGCTCGACATCAGGTGTAGTTATAATAACGGGGTCATTATCTGGCATATATCCTCCTAGTTTTATCTTACATCATTTACTAGACTTATGTCAAGTTGTTATAATGTCGGTATTGATCTTCTCGGTTTACTAGGTGGTGGCTTTGGAGAAGGCATGGGCGAAGTCTTTGGAGTAGATGTAGTTGAAGATTTAGTTGAAACCTTTGGGGTCTCTCCATATAACTCTGTTACCGTTGGAGCATCTGGACTTTCCTTCAATCCTTTTGCCCATTCTAATTTCCATAGTTGTTTATTAGCAGCATTGAGAGAACTAGCATTACCATCCCCATCTCTTGTAGAACGCCAGTGTAAATATTGCTTTGTCTCTGCTTCAGCAACCTTTTTTGCCTCAATAAGTGCATCATCAACCGAGGTGTCAACCCTCTGGAACTCCATTAAAGCCTGTTCTTGACCTTCATTAGTAGCTCTATATTGTAACCGTGCTAGATTTACTGCTTCTTGATATTCACTCCAGGGTTTATGTACTTTGTCGCCAAGAACCACAGTAGATTTTTCCAACTTCTCTTTCGATTTACTATCTGCTGATTCCCATTGTTTTTGTAAATAACTCCAAGATCGCCAAGTTGGGAAATTTGCACTTAAATAATCTTGCGGAAGGTAATCAGAGGGAGTATTTGCAACTCCTGTAGAAATATCATAATAAGGTCGTAACATTTTGTTCATAAGTGAAAAACGCTTCTCAATGGGGGTTTTGTTAATCCCTACGTTATTATCAATATACCATCGCTGATCTTCAGTTAATCCTTCTTTATAATCCTCTATTTTGTCAAAAGTCCCTGAAAGGAGCTTCCCTGTAAGTGGATCAGTATTTGCTTCGTAGATGGCATAATAGTTATTTAGCGCATCCATGAATTCCTTTGGCACGGGAGATTTTCTGGTTTCTACAAACTTCTGAAATTCAGAAGACTTTTGTAAATCCTTTCGAGATCGCAAAGTCTCTTCATTGCTTGTATCAAAAGCCTCTTTTGTCGCCTCATAATCTAAACTCCCAGCCTTAAACCTCTCCCCAATCAGTAGTCTTTTATTATATTCATCATCCCGAACTTTGTCATACTTACCGAAGGCATCTGGGGCTAACCTCTCCTTATCAGTTTCAAATCTTTTCCGTAAGGTTTCAAACTCAGGGAGGCGATTAAGGAAATTCCTATCATTAGGTGTTAATTCATTCCAATTCGGGGCGGGATGTCCAGGCCAACCCATTAGCTTATTTGGGGCTTCCGCTTCTAACTTCTCTCGGTTTTTTATAAAATACTTTTCTCTCGCTTCAGAATAGCTCTCTGGGATTGCAGCAAAACCGAAAAACTGTAAAGCTGCTAATGGAAGCGGATCCCCTTGTAGCAAACTCTGTACGCCAAAGGGGGAAAACATATCTCGGAGTATATTCTTTATTCCTTCTTTGGATAAATCTGCTTTTGCACCTGTATATGGTACATACCCTGTGGCTAGGGCATACATCAGCCGAAGCCCTGTTCCTGCTTTACTCCTAATAATAGTTGTAGCAGCAGCCTCTAAATCTCCTGTAGCTGCTAGAGCAAGGGCTTTCCACCAAGTGTGCAACATCCCTAAAGGACGTATATCAACCCCACTGCCAAAAGTATCAGTTATCGTCATCCAATTTGGATCGTGAGGATCAGTCCATAAACCCTTTCCTTTACCGCCAAGCTGTTTGGAGGCTTCAACCGCCGCCGTTGCAAAAGCTACTAATTTTAGAATAACGGCCCGCTCACTACCTCCTGGGCCAGTCAGCAATCCGCCCTTGGGAGGTAAATTAGAGGTAAGGGCTCGTAGGTGAAGGTTAATAACTGAAGCATATAATCTGGGGGCAAAACCGAAAGGGCCGAGTAATGAAGATAATGACCTTCCTGCGATAGTTGGCCCTTCAGAAGTCGAACCAATAGTCCGAACGGTTTCTACAGCTTCATCCACATTATTTTTTAAGTTTCCATTATCCGTTAATGCTCGAAAATGCTCCCACTGTTGAATCGTTTGGAAGGCTTCCATTTGCCGACGAAAGGTCTCATACCCCTTTCCAATGACAGGAACCTTTTCGACTATAGCTGTAGAGGCTAGTTCAGGAACACCGCCCGGTGCGGGCATACCGTGATCTAATCCCCATCGTAGAAGTGATCCACCGTTTAGATTTGTATTCGGCTTATCCAAATCTAATAAATACTTTTGGTATGCAGTCTCACTAGCTAATCTCCCAAAGGACATAAGGGTTGATTTTCCCCAGCGACTTGGGTTATCAAATAAAGCAGTCCACCCCAGTGTTAAGGAAGTCCCAGGGTCTAAACCTGCTGTAATTCCAGACCAGAATCGGTTAAATGCAGTTAGAGCGTCTACTGGACTGGCTGATGTTGGAACTTTCAGATCGGGAGAGGGAAATTTACTTGACAGGGGGGATGTCGGCAAAGGTGGAGGTGGAGGCTTTGGAGTTCCAGTTTGTGGAGTTGGAGGCCCCTTTGGTGGAATGTTGAAGCCACCTGTTGGAGAAAACACCTCGCCTGTTAGCGGAGGCTCAATCTTAGGGCCTCCCTGTCCAAACGGCGGAAGTCGAAAACTTCCTTGCTCACTCTCAATAATATCTCGAAGTTTACCTAAAGTTTCACTTCTAGGAGGAGGTGGTACTACTACTGGTGGTTGTCCAGGGGGCAGAAGTGGCTCTACAGGAGGCTGGATTACATCTTCAGAAATCCGCCCTCCACGAAGTTTATTTCCCAAATTGTCCAAAAACCTTAGATAATTCTCCTCTCGAAAAACACCTTTCTGGTATTGAGTTGAAGCTAAATCTAATCTCCTTAACCATACTTCCTTTGGTATTGGCCTAAAGTCTTGTGGCCCTAATTGCACTAATTCCCCAGGTTCTAAAGAATTAAGTGAATTTCTAGTAGTAATCTCTGCATCTATAACCCTCTGGGAAGGAACAATACTTCTTATTTCTCCAAATTCAAAAGCCTGCGTTGCACCACGTTTCCTTAACGCTTCGTCTAAATCAAAAGGTTTAGAGGTAATTTTAGGGATTTCCTGTGTAGGTTCAGGACGGATAGAAGCAACCTCTTGAAGTTGATCCTTCGGTAATGAAAATCCATAAGGTATTTTTGCTTTACGAGGAACACTTGCAGCAAGTTTCCTCATCATTATTTCTTTTGCTAAGGCATAGAGATAATTAGGAGGCTGATTTAGAGCCGACGAATAAGGATTGGTCTGACCTCCTACATCAGCACCACCTATAATTCCTGCTCTTGCTAACTCTCCAAATTCTTTCCCTGCCCCAAATCCAGGAGGTGCAGGGAGAGTCATCCTTTGTGGATTTGGATTAAAAAGCTCTTCAAAAGCTCTTTTTATCCGTTGTTCCTTAATCGCCTCAACTATTATCTCCATTGGAATTGGAGGAGGAAGATTCGGAGGCGGTGGAATCGCAGGGAAAGGAGATGGTATGAAATCTATAGGACTTAATGGTCTAAGAGGCATTATTCACCTAGAAGTGGACTTGGGTCATATCCACTGGGACTATGAGGGAGAATACCTTCATACATAAACCGAATATCACTTGGGAGATCCTCGAAATATCTTGATTCTTTCGGAGAGGGATACTTTTGTAGAGATTTATTAACTGACGGCCCTAAGCCCATAAGAAACGTTAGTAAATGTAAAGGATCATTTCTTGACCATAAAGGATAGTATTTTACTGTCGGAGTTTGGAGGAACTTCAAAAAATCTAATGGGTTTTGTGTGGACAGATTATGCATAAATTCGTGTTTAAGTGTGGACGTTTGAGGAGGCTTCCCTGTAGCTAAATGTATACCCCTACCAGGTGGAGCAAATCCTCCTGCCCCAAGCATATTGGCTCGTGGATCATACATTATTTTTGCTTTATTTATCCTAGAGGCCGCCTCTGGCGCAAAATACGCCAACATATCCTTCTTCATTCTTTCTATAGGAGATTCATTTCTTCCTAGAAGATTAGCAGGGAATAGTCCACCAGAGGGGTTAATATAAATACTGTTGAGGGGACGAGGACGAGGACGAGGACTAGGACTAGGACTAGGTGGAACATATCTAGGAATTGGGGTAGTAGGAGGTGTATACCCACGCATGCCCCAATCATGTCCCCACAATGCATCCATTAGAGGCTCAAATTGCCTTGTACCACTATGGGCTAATGCTAATAACGGTAAGCGTTTACCAAATTCTCCCTCACGTAGCTCTCCTAAACCACCAACCCCCTCACCTTCAAACCACGACCACAATGGTGGATAAAAATCAGAAGTTAATTGTAAGGCAAGTTTGGACATCTCTGGGTCCGCTTCTATAGGAATATCTGGAGGTCCCCCGATAGGAGGAATCACCATACGACTTGTTATATCTCTCCTTGGATCAAGAATTGCCATAATTTACCTCTGTATAAACCTAACCCTTGGCGCAAAGATAGATGGTCTCTCCCCTCTCTCAAATGGGCTTAGATTCTGGAATTCTGATCTTGGATCAACACCTCCCAGAAAGTTCGCAAAAGTGTAGTCAGGATTTTGCAGCAGGCTTGGATCATTGTACAGACCTCCGTAATATTGATTCAAATACCGAAGAAGAGAATTCTGTAGAAATCTTTGGTAATTTCTATTCCCTCCACCAAATAAACTTTCAAGAATTGCGCCAGGCTGCTCTTCTTCTATACCAGATCGTACTGTATCTCGGACAATATCTGGATCAATCCCTAACACCCCACCACCACCAGTGGGCTCATCGTCCATTATCCTCGGAGTTCTAATATCCCCTGAATCTCTAGGTGCAAATAAAGGTCTTTGCAGCCTTCTATATTGACCTAAACTATCTGCTGTAAAAGCTCTCCCTCGTTTATCTGTCCCTAAAAAACTTGCCATTTAGGGCCTCCTCTCCTTTATTGCCCGAATATCAGCTTCTATTCTTGTTAGAATTTCTATCGTAACTGCTCCTTGCTTTTCGAGAGTATTGATCCTCTGGCCTCTACTCTGCCATTCATTGGTAAAAGCTGGTAGGCTAAGAAACACTGAGGCAGAAATTACTGCCAGAAGAATACCAACTAACCATTTATACGTGAGATACAGCTTAGAACCGTTTTTTTCAATCATTTAGTATGGTATCCCCAAGGAACCAGTTAGATAGTCTAGTAAATTAAAGGAAGGATTCTGTGGTGCTAGAAAATCTTCCCAGCTTTCCGTTTGTCGCCGTAGAGCTTCATCAGCAAACTGCCTAAATATTGCGGGAGTAGAAGCCGACCTTCCAGCCGTAAATAGGTTTCTCCCGCCTGTTGTTAGGGTATCAAAATCAGGACTATAAAAACTCTCTAAGGCTGAACGAGCAGCGTCAGGAATCCCTGTCCCTCCTCCTTGAATCTGCCTCTGGGCTGAATTCAACCGACCCAATATATCTGTAAAGTAACTTGGATCAGTATAGGTACTCGTTCCCGCCCCACCAAGAATTGATTCAAGTATGCTTCTATTCCTTTCCTCTTCAGGACGAACATCTCCACCTAATGCCTGGGCTAATAGCGCAAAGGTTGACCCTCGACCAAGATTTCTCCCCAGCCTACCGACAAATCTATTAGATAGATTGTAACCACTAGACCGCAAGAGGTTATTTACTGCGCTTTGTGGATCATCGCCAACAAAGTTCAAATAGGTGGATATATCTTCGGGGGTTAAACTTCCTGAAGATAGTCTACCTCGTAAATCTCCAAAACTTGGAGGAGAACCAAGAAGTCCACTTGTCCTAATTGGCGATGTTCCTACTGCTGGGGCTCTTCTTCCTTCCCTTCTTGGACCCGCTCTAGTTGCACCAGCGGCAACTAGTGCATCCTCTTGATCCCGATATGCGTCTAGTGCACTTTGGTAGGCTGCGTCATCACCGCTTGTTACGGCCCGACTATAATCTTCTGCTAAACTTCTACCTGGCATTATTTTCTCCTTTTCTGTTTTCTAGCAACGCTATATGCAATTGCTACAGCTTGTTTTATCGGCCTCCCCGACTCAATCTCCCTCTTGATATTCTCCTTAATCCCCCTCTTACTCTTTCCCTTATTACCTTTAATTAACGGCATTATTTCTTCTCAAATTTAGGGGGTAGAAGACTCCGTTTCTTCTTCCGTTCATCCTTCCGAATTTTGGTATTCTTTTTACCCTTCTTCTTAGGCATTATATTTTCCTGTTAAAGAAACGTAATGCAAATGTGCGCCTACTCCCGCAGTGAGCCTACACCTCACGCATAGCTTTGGTGTCCCAGGCTCCCAGACAAAAAGACTTCCACAATTAAAACATTTAATAACCATAAGGATTCTCCGGGGGTAGATTTGGAGGACTTGCCCCACTTCTCACGTTAACTCCCGCCGAGACATTTTCCAACTGCCTTAAAATCGCTTCAATAGGATTAATATTAGATGGCGGCGAAGGAATTTCACCAGGTTGTAGGCTTGGTGGTACAACTTCAGGGGGAACGTTAGCTGTTGGGTCTTGTGGAGACCCTTGTTGAACTCTTAAATTTTCTTGCTCTTTAACTCTCCGAACTGCCTCCCTCAAATCCTCATCACCCGACTTCTCTGCACGGATTAAAGCAAGCTCTCTCCTAACTAACGGATCTTCATACAGCCAATCATCTTCTAATCTTTGTCTAGTTGCTCTAGGATTTGGTACGTGTAACCAGTCTGTATAAATATCATGTAGGGGCAAAATCCCTGCTTGTTTTCCACCAATTACAGCAGTGAGGATATTTAATTTATCCTGTGGTAATGGATCATCATAAGTAACTTCTACAAAAACCCCATTTTCTCTAATATCCTCAGCACTTACAGCTTCTACCTCTGTATAAACTTTATTGGAAACTCGATCTTGACTTCTTATAGATAACTCTCCCGAAAATTTAGACCCTATATTCACATACATCTCTAGCAGCCTCCTGTACTTCATCTGGCGATACATTTTCAAACCACGAAGTAAAGGGTCTAAAATCCCCTTCGCTGCATCCGTTAAAATTGAAATAGCATATCCAGCAAGCGCACCTATTGATTCACCGTAGAGAACGGTCGGTAGAGACCCTCTCTGAAGTCTATCGGTATACATCTCCCATAAAGGACTAAAATCAGCCTTTGCTGCCGAGGTGCTAAGAAGCTCCACCTTTTCATCGCCAAAAATTGCAAAGTTTGTCCCACCAGCACCAAGATCAAGTTTTCGAGGCTCTTGCCCTGGTTGTACGTACCAAACTACAGGAGGATTAGAACTCTTGGCAACCTCAGTATGTAATTGGCTTGCCAATCTTTCTAAAAGCACAATTATATCTTTAATAGGGTGTAATACATCAAGTCCGATCAATGCTACAACATCCCGATCTAATGATCCCCTCGTTGCCTCAATCCTTCGTGTTGGTGTTCCTCTCGGAGTATAAATAATCCAAGGATTCTGGGGGATACCATAAATATCTGTATACCCATGCGCAACCAACGGTCTTAAAATAGCACTCGATTTACTACTCCCAATATCAGGATTATTTGTTGGCCCGTAGTAAATCCCGCCAATTAGAGTCATCACATATCTTTCATCGTAATATGTGGTAACTTCTACCTCATCATCATCATTTCTTCCCGATAAAAACTCCCATGCTTGGGGATACTCTACAGTAGCTTCAAGAGCCGTCATAGAAAATCTATGGCAAACCCGAATCAATTTATCTCGGCTATACCGAGGATAAACAAGCAGTGGGTCTTCTAATAGATAACTCCAAGGGACTCTAGGATCATCAGGATTTGGGGTAATCAATCCACATATCCAGCCTCTTAGGGCAGCAAAATGTCCTTCATCCCTACCTAAGTCCCCATTTAGTGCAGAAGAATACCTAACATTAAGCTCTTCATCACACCACCTAAGTAAATCCTCTATCCTCTGTGCAACGGAATCTAAAGTAGTATTCTTTGCAGGAACATTCATCCCCCAATTAGCGGAGGTAATAAGTGAAACTATTTTATCAACAGTTATATACCCATCATTGAACTCAACATCTTCTGATTCCTGAATCTTATCTACATCTCGGAGATCGGGGCTAAAAGCATTTACCACCTTATTTCCAGACCGTAATCTTTTCCTTCCGCCAATCTCCCAAAAACGCTGAGATTCCAACATACGAGCATTTCGTGGCTCCCAATAGTGAACATCGGCATCAGCAGTTTTTTGGATATAGGATACTAGCTCCCCATATTCCACATCAGAAAGCCTTATAGCATCTTTATTAAATTGTGCTTGAGACCATAGATCAAGAGGAGAAGTCATTATTTCCCTTCTACAATGTATCGAAGCATGTTAAGATAGTTCTCCCAATTCGGAGGAGTCTTTTGAGCAGAGGATCCAATAACAGCCGCCTGTTCAAATAATGGAGCGTGCCTTAAACTTTGTCCCGCATAACCAACAGGAAATACACTAGCCTCTCGAAAAAGACGATCATATAAATTCCTACCAAATTCCTGGTTAGCGACGGTAGATGACCTTGGTGGCTTTGCCATATACCTATTAAACAAATCCGTAAAATTAAAAGGCCCTTGGAGAGACTTCCCAGTAGGGAGTTTTGCCGATCTCGGTGCAAGCTTTTCAAGGGCTACCCTGTCAATACCATGTATTCCCTCATGTAGAAAAGTCTGGACAGATGTACCTTGAGGCCCTACAACTACATCCCCCGCTGGTCGAAAATAGGCTAATGCTCCTATTCTTTGTGTTGCATAAGGTGTAAAAATAACATTCCTGATTGTTCTAGCCATTAGAGGGTCTGTTTCCGCTACCTTTAACAAAATATCTCTATAAAATTTTTCTATTCTATCGGCTGCTACAGGAAACTTAGCGGTTCTTGTAGTCATCCGAACAGGTGGAATCCTACCAGGAGGTCCTAAAAACCCCATAAGCATCTGCATCGTAGGATTAGACTCTGCCTCACGTAGATTCTGTCCAGCTTCATAAATAGGATTAAGAACATTTTCTAATAATCCCAACCCCCCTGGAAGTTTTATCCTCTTCTTTTTAGTCCCAGTATCAGGTTTTTCTATTGCCACTATCTAACCCTATCATAAGCCATTTGCCTCCTATAAGACTGTGGAAGGGGAACCCTTGGCCCTTCATTAAACCCAAAAGCGTCCACTAGGCCATAAGCAACAGCCTTAGCTGAGTGATTATTCCTATCCTGCGGTTTTCCTGATCGTATATCAAAACTACTCGATCTCACATTATACTTATACCCCTCTTCAAACTCCCAAATGGTATTCTCACACCGGGGATGAAAAATTAAATACGGTACTTTTTCTATAGGATTAACCCTAAGCTTATCATGGGTTCTCGTCAGACCATGCTGAATCTTTACATATCTACTAACTACAGGGATATTGTGTAGGGAAAACACTTTACGCCAGGCCGTAACAGCAGGTGTAGAAGCCCCCGCATGAGTCTCTGCTGCTACATCTATAACAACCCTCTCAATATTTACAAACCTAGGGTGATTTCTAACAAGGTCTAAAATATCTTCATTTGTAAAATAATTCTCATAAACCTCATCAAAAACCCTAATCTGTTGTCCTATTATTTGGACCCATAAGACCGAATAACTACCTGGATACCATCCTGGATCAACCCAAAGTCTAACTGGAAACCCTGGATCATACTCTGCCCCTAACTTTACATGGGTTGATCTCCTAAATTCTTGGAAAACAACTCCAATGGAAGGTCTAGGTTGTCCTAAAAACCTCTCTGCAAATTCCTCCTCAGTTAAAGTTGCCCTTGCTGCCTTAACTTTAGGATCATCTGGCCCATATTCATACAATTTCGGATTCGCATAGGTCGGAAGAGATAAACTAACCCCAGAATACTCATTCTCCCCCTGGCAAACCTTCCATAAATCGGGAAAATACCTTCCTTTGGTCATTTCGAAAGTCCCAGAGACCAAAAACCAAGCTAATTTATGATGTGCTCGTGTCCACAAAGTTCTAAAAGATTGATAGGACTGACGACCAGCCTCAACCATTAAAATACCAGTCGGAGCTTCCGAGGCCAGAGTAGTAAAATCAGAAGAAGATAGTGTTTTTATCGTCGGTTTATTAGGAAATTTGGAAAAAACCGCCTTGCAAGGCCCTTCTTGTGGAAAGGAAATATCAACATCGGTTAAAAATCCATTTTGTAGGGCCTCATCAATCAAATACTGAAACTCCTTCCTGCAATCTTGATACCTTTCGCCAACAATCCAATAAATAGGATCATTAACACCTATAAACCCCGCACAGGCAGCATCAGCATAAACGTGCTCTCCACCAGAGGTACTCTTACCACTTTGCTCCCCGCCTGCGAGGACAACTAAAGTAGGGCATGGACCCTCAAGATTTTTCCTATCCTCCAATAATCTTTGGTGTATAGGTTCGTTGTAAGCCGTTATAATATAGCTTTTTGACCTCTGAAGCCAAAACTTTAGCAAATCATAATCAGGTTTTAACCCAGCCATTACTTCTGCGCTCTCTCAGCGAGTAAAAACAAACTTGGATCTACATTACCTTTTGTTGCCTCCCTAATTTCCTCAATCTCGTTCCGTTTAGCTGCAACTAACTTCTGAAATTCAGCCGCTACTTGGTCAAATACCCCCGCATATCCGCCTTTCTTTTCATGTGTTAGAACAATTTCAACAGCTTTAATTCTTGTCTGCCAATCAGGGATTATTTCTTTATTGTATACTTTAGTTGCATCTAACGCCTCCCCAATCCTTTGTACCGCCTTCACATATAAATCCCGCATAAACTCAGATGCAATTGAGTACATCCTTTGTCTATACTCTTCATAAGCCTCAGCAAATCTGCTCGTATTTCTTTTAACCCATTTGCTATGAACGGATTGCTCAAAGCCCAATGCAACAGAGCAATCCATATCGCTTCTAAAATAAACTCTGTGCAAAAACCACTTTGCTTGACTATCATCGAGCGAGTATTTTGTTGTAAGCTCAGTAACTAAACGGTCAAAAGGTAGAAAATTATCCCCAATGTAGGATTCATATTTTGTCAACCCACTATAACTTAAAGTCTTGGATAGTTGCCTCTTGGGTCGTGATTTTGCCATGATTCCTCTATTCTCAGTTTAGCAATAATCTTGTTATTATGTCAAGTTAGTATTAAGGTAGGTAGTATACCAGTTCTAATTATAAGTTAAGTTGTAAATAATCGAGTGGGGTGTTGTAAATATGCCAGCACTTTGTTATAAATAAATTTCAGGAGATCAGGAAAGTTATAATTGAGAAGGGTAAAATGTTGTTAAAATATCTGGGGGGGAACCTTCCCTCCTAAAGTCCTCCGCCTCTCTCTCGCCTTACCCCTCTCCCTAATCTAAAGTAGTTTCTTCTCTCTGCTAGTTACCTCTTAGTTCTTGCTTATAGTTTGATCTTCTCTAAAGAAGTTTGCTCTTGGTTCTCGATAGTAGTCTCCTCTCGTCTAAAGTAGTTTCCTCTTCTCGTCTAAAGTATTATCCTATCTAAAGAAGTATGCTGAGTTGACCCAGAACGTTTGTGCTAAAGAACACCCGTGCTAATCCTGCCTTACCAGAACATCTGTCCTAAAGAACATTAGTTCTACTGCTTCCCCACCAGGGCACAAGGCCAGAACATTTGTGCTGAAGAACATCCGCTCTACCGAACATACGTTCAAGAGAACATCTGTGCTGAAGAGCTTCCACCGAGGCCAGAACATCTGTTCCACAGAACATCTGCTCTAAAGAACATTTGTCTGAAGATGCACCAGAACATCCGTGTTGCCGTGCTAAAGAACATCTGTGTTGATTCAACCTAGGCCAGAACATACGTGCTATTACAAAAAAGTCAATACTATTACCAAAGAGTCAAGGCTATTACAAATCTGTCAATTTGGCTGTGTGCTATTACAAAAAAGTCAATATGACCCGGACGGGTGTTCTACCAGAATTCCTATAGTAGAACCCCAAATCCTAAAATCGCCTCTAAATGCCCTTAGAATCGATTTTAACCATTTTTGGACTTGAAGGTAGTTTACTATGGCTTTTGGCTTTTAGGGGTCATTTTGGGCTTCTAAAGGGCCTCTGAGGGGATTTTATAGGGAAAAATTTGCCAAAAACCTTGATACAGACCGACTCACCTAACCTAAACAAAGAAAAGCCGTGCAAAACAGGTACAAACCTATTGACAAGCCCCACCAGTGAGAGTATCCTAAAGGTACAAAAGTAATAAGGATAAAAGGGAGCAGGTAACATGAAGCTAACACGGGTAGAGAAGGACCTAGATAGCCCAAGAATACAGTTCAACTGGGGATACCACGACGCTCGATGGGCAAAGGCCCATGCTAGTCAGTACCAGACGAAATATCTCAACAAATATTATGCGCATGGTTATCGTCTAGGATGGCAGTCATTAAGTGAGGAAGACCAGTCACAGCCAGTCTGGGACCGGGAATATGGTAAGTGGAATGGGAGAGCACAACGCTAGGAGAGCTAAGCACTCCCAGTCAGGGCCAGGATACCGACCTTGACGGGAACGCTTAGAATAAACAGGAGGTAGACCAATGAAAAAAATCATCCTAGCTCAGACAACGGTAATGGCACTAATGGCCGCAGGGATGTTATTCCAGCAGGGCCAGCACGACAAGGCGGTACGCCACTACCAACAGGCTCAGGAGCACCAGTCTACCTGTTATAAGGATGAAATAGGTATCTGGATGAACAAGAAAACTACCTGTGTCCCCATTGATGACATTATGGACGATGCCGAGTACAACAGCATCATTGAACGGATCGACAGAGTAATGAACGGGCGCAGCGCAAACTATTACTCACACCCTGGGGAGCCGTATCGCCGGTCAGTCCTGGTGGATGTTGCGTACCCTTGGCTAAGATAACAATAGAGAATAAAACTGTAGAACGCCTGTAGTATTGACATGGGGTGTATACTGGTCATTGGGAGTAAGAGTCAGCTATGGAACACCCGTGTAAAGGCTGTACGGCCAAGCCTGTAGACCATGCTATCATCTGTCCAGCATTAGGACGGATAGCAAGCGGGCGTCATAAGCGGGTCCGAGCGATGACACCGGATAGAGCATGGGAAAAGCTGTACGGGATCGAACGGGGTGCCTATAACAAGGCTACCACGATCAAACTTAGGAGTGTTTATTTCAACTCAGATAGTTTCCTTATCTTTCATAAGGGAGTCAAGGCGGACGGCAACGGTACCATCCTATTAGCACGTCGGAAGCGGACCCAGGGGGAGCTACCACTCGAAGCAAGGCTACAAGCGGCGAGTAGTGGTCTGGGCCTGGGCGATGCGACTGGTGGGCGGTAGGAAAAGGCCCCTAAAGGCGATAGCAAGATTCTTAGCGGTTGTGGGATACCATAGACCACCGGTGTTGGGCTGACCGTAACCGTGCCCGGACTGAGCTAGACGGTCCTAAAACTACCTAGTCTTTAATAATCGTATAGGTTTTTAGACTTGCGGGGGGGTACTAGGTGCCCAGCTTCTCACCTAGCCCGGCAAGAGGGGGTATCCTACCCCTAGTCCTGGGCCTAATGGTTAGACCTGGGAGTAGCGGTAGGAGGACGCAACAATGCCATATATCGAAGCAACACCACTACGGCGAGGGAAGGCGGGCAAGCCACAATATGGTTACAACAGCTATGATCTTGACCGTATTCTGGCGCAGTTTAGGCGTGAGGGCTATACCATCGCCAGGATCATTGAGGCTGTGGGCATGGGGAGTAAGAAAAGGACAGTTGTCCTATAAGGAGGTAATAATGATAAGTAAGGTAACAGCTAGAGAGGAGAACATTGGCGAGCTTGTGCCATTAGTTGGAATCAATAGTGCCAGGCATTTACAGCGCATCGCCCGGAGCTTGCGCCGGCTGGACGAGTGCTACTGCAACTATGGCCTAAGTTTAAGACAAGAGTACCACATGGACCGGCTAGAGAAGGAAGCAGCTAGACTGGCGGAAAGTGAGGGTTACAAAGTTTACCGCCAAGGGGACCCAAGGGGATGGCCTCTGTATTTGTACACTGAGGAGCAGTTGACGGAATATACCCAGCGGATAGGGTTTAGCGGCGGGATAAAATCTTGTTATACCGAGGTTGGCACGGCAGTGTGTCCATACTAAGGAGAAGATTTAATAGAAAACTTGGAGGTGTGAATTGACGGGTGAGATGTATTCGATAAACCCTTATACAGCAACGGAGCCAGACGGGACTTGCTGGGTGTTGCAAAAGGCGATTGTCCAGGCATTAAGGAGACGTGGACTTGATGCGCACGTGGAGCCTTTTGACCAGTACCAGGGGCCTTATATCTGTGTTGGCCCGGATCTAAGAGTAGGGACAAGGCAGTATCAGTTAGCTGTCCAGCATTTGGGAATCATAAGACTTTGGGTTACAGACAGTGAGGGCCGTGCTCGGATATGGAATGAAGCAACGGATAAAATATCTAAACCTTTTTGGCCGTTCGGAAATGGAGCGGGACGGACGGCTGTTAAGGCGGCCCTTTCTGTATTAAGTTAGTGGGAGGAGATAATGAGGCTGTTTTGTAGCGGATGTAAGAATACTACGAGGCATCTAGTTTGCTGGAATTCTGATCGGCTGTTTAGGATCGGGACGTGCTGGTGTTGCGGAAGGCAACGGCACGTCTGAAGGAGGGAAGGGGGAATGACAGCAAGCAGGGCAAAAAGCGGTTTTAAGTCCTACAAGAGTAGATGTGCGCACAAATCAACCCAATGGCTTGTAGGCTGAACTGCTAGCAATAGCAGGCCGTCCCAGGGAGTATGGCCCTGGGTGCCATAAAGACAATTCGTTCAAAAGAGTAGCATAAGTTGTAAGGAGGGATGACATGACAGAGGACTTATACTCGGATGAGGGCCGCAAGCTCCGGGCCGAGGGTAGTAAGCTCCGGGCTGAGGGCAACGAGCTCTTGGCCGAGGGCCGCAAGCTCAGGGCTGAGGCTAGTAAGCTCTGGGATGAGGTCGACATACTCAGGGACGATGGCGGTAAGCTCCGGGCCGAGGGCAGTAAGCTCCGGGCCGAGGGCAGTAAGCTCTGGGACGATGGCAGTAAGCTCTGGGACGATGGCAGTAAGCTCCGGGCCAAGGGCAGTAAGCTCAGGGCTGAGGGCGACAAGCTCTGGGCTGAGGGCGACAAGCTCTTAGAGAAGGGCTACAAGCTCTTAGAGGAGGGCTACAAGCTCTGGGCTGAGGGCGACAAGCTCCGGGCCGATGGCGTCCTTGTTCCAGATTTGCCCTGGGACGGCGTGAGATTGGTGTTTGAGGAGACCAGCTAATTAGAGGATCCAAATTGGGGTATTCCCGAAAGGATAAAACACTAGAGGCTTTCTGCTCCTAGTCCTGGGCCTAAATCTTTTATAGGCTTGGGAGTATCAGCAGAATAAAGGAAGGAGAAAAAATGCCAAAAGTACATACGGCTACGGCTCGTAAAGATTATCCCAAGTTTGGGATTAGTAAGGGAGATAAGTATTATTACTGGACTCCTTACCGACAGGGTAGGAAAATGTCAAAGACACAGCCTACCGCTAGTCAAGTGGAATCCAATGCTACAAGATCAAGTTTTTTGGCTATTGTAGAATCCTGCGAAGCGGAAATAGACGACGCAGGGGTTGTTGAGGACGTGAAGGACGCCCTTTGTAACGCAGCCGATGACTTTGATGGGATAGTTGAAGAGTTGAGGGAAAAGTCTTCAAATATTGAGGAAGGTTTTGGGCATGAGACCGAACTCTCAACACAATTTAATGACCAAGCTGATGAGTTAGAATCTTGGGCTGATGAGTTGCGGGGGGCAGATTTTGATGAGGTAGAGGAGCCTGGAGAGGAGCCAGAGGAACCTGATCGGGATGAATATGAGGATGATCTCGATTATGAAAAGGCGGTGGAAGAATATGACTGTAGTCTTGAGGAATGGGAAGTAATGAAGCAAGCCTGGGAGGAGGCTTTGGAGGCGGCTAAAGATGAAGCAACAGATTTGATAAGCTCAGCACCGGATATTTAAGGTTTTAGTGTACTACATCTGATGGCCTGGGATAAAGGGGAAGGAGCTGAGTAGCTACCAGAGCCTGGAAGAACCTACCATCCCAGGCTATCAGAGAAGGTATAAGTGGAAAGGATAATGATATGAATAAGACCGTAGATGAGGACTGGGTTAATAGGATCAGTAGTTGGCTTCTCGAACATGATGCGCCTATGGGGACAACCATCATTCGGCTGGGGATTTACGATGAAGAGAATAGTGGTCCTTGGGGAGGTATACTCTCCGAGGCGATTAACGCCACAAGACAGGAGGCCGAATAATGACGACTCAAGAAGCTCTTGCAACCCAAAACCCGGCAGAAAAGTCTGACGAGATTACGAGTAAAATACTACTCCAAAGTCTTGGGTTACCTATGAAGAGGGGAGAAATGAAAGAACACTTTAGCCATCTTCAGGAAGATAAGTAATGACATCGAGGGCAAGTAGAGACGATATTTATGTCCAGTATCATATTGAAACGGGGCTGTACTTTGTGGAGTGCTGGAACTGCGGGGAAGCTGCATGTACAGACTGCACATTAGATGGGGCTAAACAAAACGCTGAAGCCGAAGGCTACATCAGGCAGGAACAAGGCTATTTTATATGCCAGAAATGCCTGTCGTTTTAACTGATTGTCTACAATAATAGACCTTTCAAGAAGATAAATAGTTAAGGAGGAAAGGATGCTAACAGAAGGCCTACAGGTGATACACATCTGTCAAGAGGACCCATACGACTTGGTAGAGGCTCTGGAATTCAGGGGATATAAGGTAGACGGTATTGACCCTTACAATGGTTCCGAAACGGGAGTTTGGTTTAGAGCTACTGAAGAGGAGAGAGTAGATTTGTGGGTAAAGCTATCAAAGCATTTTAATCTAACCTAAACTACTGGAAAGAATCTAGTAAGTTATTGAAGGAGGGCTTTTCTGTGGTGATAACTCGTTCTAGTGGCGTTGCAATTCACGGTTTTGTAATTGGTGGCGGCTATAATGGTTGTACAAACGAACTTGATGATCTTGTTATGGACGCTGCTCAAAAAATTGAAGAGTTTACTAAGCGAGATATTGAGATTCGCTTTAACTCAGATAGGAGAAGCGGCGGGGCCTGGGTAGTAGACTCCCTACCTGGATTTCAAGGAAACTGCCATTTAGGAATTGCAGCAGGGTTGTATCCTTCTCTTAAAACTGTTGATAACTCACCGAGTATAATCCGTCTGCATATATATGTGAATACAACCGTGCTTAGAGGCGGCCTACAAGCTACAAGGTTTTACAGACGGACTGTAAAGGAGGGGCCTGGGGACGATAATGAGCACCTATGGTTAGAGATTGATGGGAGTAACAGAGTAGAGAAGGCTGTTGACTGGATTAAACGCTGGGTGAAGATTAGTAAAATTCCAAAATAGGAGATAAACATGATAAGTACAATGGACCTACACTTTATATGGAGTAAACGGCTTAGGCTCTGGGATGAAGGAGAAAAGCTCCGGGCCGAGGGCAATAAGCTTTTGTCTGAGAGCTACAGGCTCCGGGCCGATGGCTACAAGCTCCAGGATGAGGGATACAGGCTCCAGGATGAGGGCTACAGGCTCCGGGATGAGGGCGATAGGCTCTGGATTGAAGGCCACAAGCTCTGTGATGAGGGCGACAAGCTCTGGATTGAGGGCATTTTAGAGGCACACGGTAATATTACGCTCCAATGGGAATATAGAGCCGATAAAAACGCAAATGCTTGTATCCTGGAAACGGGAGAAATATTCGAGCCATAGCGATAAACAGATTTGGAGGAAGAGTATGCACTCTCGGCGGGATTGGTTCAAGTCTTTAGCGTGTTCCTCTCACACGTGGCCTGTTAGGGGATGTCAGGATTGCTGGGATAAAATCATCGGCATCCTTGAGCGGATGTGTGAGAAGGAGGTTGAGAGAGGGCAGGATTTCGAGAAAAAATGGAGAGAGTATAGTGAGGCTGAGGACAAGCTCTTATGGGAGTTTGTACGGAAGCATCTTGACTCTTAGAATACTTTGTGGACCCAAACCAATCAATAGAAAATTTAATGCTACTGCCCTACGGCTGGCAGGATTAACTTATACACAGATAGGAAAAATCCTGGGGGTCAGTAGACAGAGGGCGCAACGAATTGTTGTACAAGAGACTAAAAGGCGGGAGTTGAAGGAAAGAAGGAGAAGGATGCTTCGTACGGTATTTCTAAAGGAGAGACTATAACAAAAACCATTACAGAATAAAAAAAAAAAATTTAGGAGGTTTTTTACCAAAATGAATACTGAGCAAGCGTCTCGGCTAAACGAGATAATAAATAACGACTGTGAGTATCAAGGTAGGTACTTCTATAGAGGGAAGGCGTGTATTATTGGGGCCATGATACAAAGCATTGGCTTAAAACCAAAAAGACCCCCAGCGTGGAATTACGACACAGTTTATAACCTTCCAACAAGAATCACCAATTCTCTATGTGAGTCTTTTGGCCTCACCCTAGAGGATTTATCTGAATTTATAAATATAAATGACTCTCCTAGCACTATAGAGGTTCGGCGTATGGAACTCTGTAGAGAGGTTGAGAGGATATTAGCAGGAGGAGAATGATATGAATTTGACTTTTGAAAACCTAAAAAACGATTTTACTGAAACTATTCTAGGTTTCGTCCAGGAATATCTTGGAGAGATAGATCCTATAGACGGGATGAGTAGGGATTTGAGTACAAGACTAGCCGAATATATACTTACCGACCTAACTTGTTGGTTTATGGATGGTCTACCTACAAATGAGAAGCAAAGGGTTAGTAATCGAGGGTTGTTTCAAGTAGATGAAAAAGAAAATATTTAAGTCTTTCTTAACTATTAATTAAACCTTTACGTATTCACGTATTCACCTTTTCTGAAGGGACGTACCCCTATGTATATTATATATATAAGTAGTAGAGTATAAGTGTATAATATATAAGTATAATAGGGGTACGTTGATTAGAAAAACATGAATACGTGCATACATATTCCGATGGTATACATTTTCTAGTGGGTCCACAGGAGGTAATGAATGGGAAGAGATAAAGTAGATGAGGGCAATAAACTTATAGTCAAAGGCTTAGAATTATTGACCGAGGGTGATAGGCTCTGGGATGATGGCTACACGCTCCGTGATAATGGTGATAAACTCAAGGATGAGGGCAACAGGCTCCGGGACGAGGGTGATAGGCTCTGGGCCGAGGGTTACAAGCTCTTGGATAAGAGTCGTAAGCTCTGGGACGATGGCAGTAAGCTCCGGGCCAAGGGCAGTAAGCTCAGGGCTGAGGGCGACAAGCTCTGGGCTGAGGGCGACAAGCTCTGGAGTGAGAGTCGTAAGCTCTGGGACGAGGGCGACAGGATCGTGGCCGATGGTTGTAAGATCGTAGCTGAGGGCCACAATGTGTAGGTTGTATAAAAGCAAGAAGGAGATACGAATGGACATCGAACCTAGACCAATGACGGCGGAGGAACTGGAGAGGATCAATAGTAGTCTGGAGAGTTGGTATAAGAGTGTGCTTGTAACAGAAGCCTCAGAGCATGAGCACCAGTGGGTAACAAGGGTCGAGACTTGCTTAGATGGGGGTATACATAGCCCATCCCAACATTGGCATCCTAGTAGTATCTCCGAGGCAAAAGTATTTGAACACGAGACAAGAGACTACGCCTCGATAAGCCATACTGATGTATTCTGCGCCGTTCCTGGATGTAAAGTTACGCCGATGACGGTGTTACCATAGGAGAGTGTCGAAATGCTTCTAAGCGATACGGATATTATGAAATACATAGAAAGTGGGGATATTATAGTAGACCCACTAGGGACTAACGCCATTCAGCCAGCATCTATAGATGTCAGATTAGGTACATATTTTCTAAGAAATAATGGCGTTTCAGAGTTTAGGTCTCTACTATGGCGTCATGTAGATTTGGTCTTTAGGACCCTTATCTATCCAGGAGATTTTATTTTAGCACCTGTTTTTGAAAGAGTAGTGTTGTCTAATAAGATAGCAGCATCTATTCATGGGCGTAGTAGCGTAGGTCGAAGAGGATTAGCGATACATTGTACGGCTGGATTTGTGGACCCTGGATGGGATGGGATATTAACTTTGGAGATTAGTAATATATCAACTGTGCCTATACCGTTGTATGCTCTGATGGGAATAGCTCAGTTGAGATTTGACCTACTGTCCAGTCCCTCAACTAGAGTTTATGGTAGTAAAGGTCTTAATTCTCACTACCAGGGGGCTACCGTAGCACAACCAGACTTGATGAACAGTATACATTAAACAGTTGTTTATGGTAGAATGGGGGTTGAGATGGGAAGGTATAGAAAGCTATATCGCCGCCAACATGAAGGGAAATATCCTTTTGAGGAGGCTAACGTTGCCGAAATCCAGGCCCAAATTTATTCCTCAAATAGTTCTTGGCCTGTAAATTCTTATTTGTGTAAATGGTGCGGATACTACCACGTTGGGCATCTACCCGAATGGCGTCCATTTCAAGATAAACAACTTGAGGAAAGTAGAATAGAAAGATGAAGAGTTTTGACAAATTTGAGGCTGAAGATTGGGTGAGGCCCGTCCCAAAACCAAAAGACGAGGAGATGAAGCCTCGGTCAGTTCGACTCCCAGAAAAAATCTGGGCTTTAATTGATGAGTTGGTGAATTCTAACCGTTCTCCAATTTATGGAGCCTTCCCTAGTATCTCTGAGTTTATCCGTACTATAGTTTCAAGAGCAGTTTATGAGTTAAGTAAAAAAATAGGGGAGCCTGAAGCGAGAGTTGCGGCTTCTGAAAGATTTGTTCACGAGCAACAGATTTTGCAGGAGACAACGAGGCGGCACGTGCAGGTTGTAGCAAGAGAAGGAATAAATTCTCTGTGTAAGGGGTTAATGGAAGCAATAAATTTGGAAGGAGATTTAGAATGGGCTGTTGAGCGTTTGGATATTTTTTTGGCTGAAGTTGAGAATGATCCAGAAGAATGGGTAAGGAGGATATGGATCAGGACACTTTTAGAGGATCCTTCTTGGGTTTTCATCCGGGAGAGGGTTGAAGGGTATTCTAAGCTGTTAAAAGGAATGGTAGAAACCTATGGTAATGCTTCCTAGTCCAGAAGAGGAGGGATGCTGCATAGGTTATGGGGATAACTGTCCTGCTGAGTTTGATTGCCCAAGTGCTCCACCTGATCGGAAAAAGGCAAAGGCGGTAAAACTTCCTTGGATGATTAGATATACGCCTATCGAACTACCTGTGTTTTTCAAGGAGTTGGTAGAAAGTAAAGAAGGTAATTACTGGTCGGAGAGTTCTGTTGTCGGGCATAAGTTGATAAATCAAGTATTTACACAACGGGAGGTGGATTGTATAATGGTGTTAACCGTCGGCTGGGATAAGGGATGGTGGTAAGATGTTGATTATTGAAATAACTCCTGATTTATGGGATACTAAACTACCAAAGAAAACCCTTGTTTTTCCTGTGCTTTATAGTGAGGTATTAGGTGTGGAGGAGGTTGCGAGAATTATTACGGAGGCTTTACTGGTAAAAATTGAGGGAGGGGATTATGGCAAGAGTGTATAAACTCACCGATAAGAACAGCGAGACTTATGGTGGTACAGTATGGGGAGAGAATGTTACCCATACTGCCATTGGCCTCGACCAAGGGCTTTGTACAGATAGCTGGATACATGCATATAGCCATCCACTTCTGGCAGTATTATTAAATACTATCCACGCTGTATTTACTGAACCTCAGTTGTGGGAAGCGGAAGGGGTTGGAGAGTGCTTGGACGACAGAGGGCTGAAGGTTGGCTATAAGACAATGACTACTATCCGCCAAATACCACCACCTGAGATTACACTAGAGCAACGAATATGTTTTGCTATACTCTGTGCTAAAGAAGTATTTCAAGACGCAAAGTGGACCCTGTGGGCGGACGCATGGCTAGATGGCTCTAATAGAGAAGCAGTGAAGGCGGAGGAGGCGAAGAGGACGGTGGAGGAGGAGATGGTATGGGGGGTAAGGG